GTCGGGCAGCAAACCGGAAAGATTGCCGTTCACGCCGCTGGCGTTCGGCAGTTTGCCGCCCATACCGGCATCCGTGCCGCTGCTGCTGCCGCTGTCAAGCCCGTTCTGCCTGCGCCATTCCATGACCTTGTCATAGTCCTCGCGCGACGCAGCGCGTATATCCTGATTGTACAGGTCAGAGCCGGGGCCTGCGTAGCGATGTCCGGTGTCGAGGTAAAGCAAATCCTCGCTGCTCACGCCCGCATCGTTGTCCGCCTTGGCGGGGGTGAGTCCGGGGGTGTAGCGGGAAGACGTGCGCAGACGGCGCGTGATGTAGCCGTTATCGCCATAGGTGCACTCCCACGTGCCCTTCGGAGAGGTGAGGATGACCGTCTGACCGGCGCGAGACATATCGCGCTGCGTCATATCGGGCTGGCCGGTGTCGTCCATGCGGACGTAGCCGCCGTCGCTGGATGCGTAGTCATCCCACGTGCCGTTTGCCAGTTTCTTCGTCAGGGCTTCGTCCTCATAGTAGCCCCAGTGGCCTTCGCCGTCCATGCCGTAGTAGCCCGTGCCATGACCGGCGTTGTCGATCCAACCATCCGTATCGGTCATGCTGTTGTGCCCCCAGCCCTTATACACGAAGTCGCCGTAGTTCGGGGCATAGCCGCTCTTCTTGCGCCACTCGTTATAGAGGTCTTCGTTCGTCCGCGCGTCTCCGTTCAGGATGTTGATGCCCTGCGCGTTTGCCTTATTGACGCGCGCCTGCGCCGCCTCACGGAATTCGTTGATGTCCTTGGCATTGAGCATCAGCTTGCCGTAGTCGGTCGTATCGGTCGACCAGTCGTGCAGCGGCAGAATGTCGCCGTTCGGCGCACGCGTTGTGCCAGCAGCCAGATTGACGCCGGACGGAATGACGTCCGCGCCGGGGAAGTAGCGGTTGCGCAGCTCGGCGTCGGAGGGCGTGCTCACGCCCGGCGTGCGCACCGTCGTGCCGCCGCCCGAAGAACCGGACGAGCCGCCGTACTGCTGCTGCGCCTTGTTCAGCTCGCTCATTTGCTTTTTCGCCCACTCAGCATTGCCGCCGCCCTTGGAGATCAGGCCGTTTAAGTAGCTTCTTTCGTTGTCCCATTTGGTATTAGCATTATATGCGCCCATCGGCTTACCGCCTTTCTTACTTCATCGTCGCAAGCTTTCTTACCAAGTCGCTGCCGTACTTGTAGCTTTCAAGGTAATCCAGCGTCGCGTCCACCAGCCCCGCGCGCGCCTTGAGCATCGCGCGGTAGTCCGGCTCTGCGAGTTTCCCGTGGAACTCCTTCTCCCACTTGCCCGCGTTCTCCTTGCCGGACCAGTACGCGGGGCACAGCTTGCCCGTCACGTCGAAGTGGCGGATGACGTTGCTCTCGGGGATGTTGTACTTCTTCATCAGAGCTTTCGTCAGCTCAAGTGCCTGCGCGACGGTCTTCGCGCTTGGCGCGTAAACGCCGTCCTTCTTCGCGTCGCACAGCTCAATGCTGATGCTGTTTGCGTTCAGGCAGCGCCCGTGCAGCGTTCCGCCGCCCGTCTGCGGACAGGACGGGTACTTCTTCCCGCCGACCGCCCACGCAACGCGCAGATCGTCCACGCTCTGCACGATCTCATTTGCATCGACGAAGTAATGCGCGCTGGTCTTCACGACGTTACCCGCGTAATACTTGGCGTTGTTCATCGCCGTGTCGCCGTCGTTGCCGGTGTAGTGGATGACGATGTAGCGGATGCCGCTCGCCGCGCGCGTCCCGCCGACGTTGCCCGCGTTGGCCGGGTATTTGCGGATATTCATTGTCTTACGCCCCCTTGTCAATGGCGTCCTGCGTCTTCTGGCTCTGCGTGCCGAAGTAGAACGCGATGATGACCGCATAGATCGTCATAAAGTCCTGCGAGATGTTGCCCGTCACCGCCATATACGCGAAAACGCCCGTCAGTACCAGCGTCACAATACTCTTGACGCTCATCAGGTTTGCCAATCTTTTGTGAATCAGTTCCATGTCATTCGTCCTTTCCCTTGATTTTAATCCCCGCCAGCAGCCCCAGTTCCGCCGTCCACGCCGCGAACCATGCGACCGTCAGGCTATCCGGCACTACCTTGTCATGCGCGGTCAATACGAGCACCGCAATGCAGTACCAACAGAGGTTGAGCACTGCCGCGATGACGTACCTGTCCCGCTTTCTCATTCTGCCCCAGCGCTCCCGCGCCGCCGTCCACGCCTTTCTCACGACCGAACCTCCCACTCGTCGATCTCGGACTTGATCTTGTCAATGAAGCTATTGCCGCCCAGCGCCTTATAGCCTCTGTAGAGGTACAAAAAGTCCTCAAGCTCATACTGGCGGATCGTCTGGCTCTCGCGGTTCTTGTAATATGTGTGCAGCATGTTATGCCGCAGCCCACACTTTAGCGCGTCTTTGAGCTTGTCAAAGCCGAGCACCTTGTCCCGCACTGGCTTGATGAACAACGCCGCCGCCCCGATGATGACCGTCACCTCGGAGCACAGCGCCGCGATGCTTGCCAAATCTGTCATTCGTTTCCCTCCGTCATTTTGTTATCGCCCACAGCCCGACCGCGTGCCACAGGCACACCGCACCGTACACGCCCACGCAGATACGCAGCCCACGCCGCGCCTCTTGTGTCCCCCGTGAATCAAGCCACAGCGCCAGCAGCGGCACGATTGCAATTTTGTACCAAACCATCGTGACGACGCTCCGCAGCAGGGGGTTCAACTCCGCACAGCCGCGCCGCAGCGCCCACAGCGTACAGGCAAGGTCAAGCCAGTTCAGCGCAATTACCGTGATCGCCATGTTACCCCTCCATAATCGCCGCCAGAAGGTCCTCCGCCGTCACGCCGTACCGGTCGAGCCCGATGCGCGTCATTTCCGGCGGTTCGTCGCGGCAAGCCTCGATCAGCTCCATATCCGCGTGGATGGAGATGTGCACCGTTGCCTCCCACATTCCATTGACTGAAAGATCACCGTAGCTGCCGATCTTGTACAGCTTTCGCGCCTCCATATCCGCGATGAGAAAGTCACTGCCGTTGACCACTGCCGGAATGCCCCGTGCGGTGAGATAGTCACACGCCGCGCGGAGGATGCGGTCTCCGGCGCGACTGCGGTTTTTCTCCACCACGCAGATGCACAGGTCGCCGGGGAAAACAAGATCCACCATGCCGGGGCGATAGTCGCTGCGGAACACCGGCATATCGTATTCCCGTACAGTGTCGCCAAACGCATCGTCCGGCGCTGACCCGACCCAGTGCTTTTCTGCAATGTTGACGACCACACCGTCCTCTTGCACGCGCTCAAGACGCGCGATCTCCGCAAAGGCGTCCTCCGCGTTCAATCTTTTGTAGCGCATCCTTACCCCTCCCATTCTGATAAGCTGTGTAGTGTGACGTACTTTGCCTGTTCCTCTGTACTCAGCGCTGCGATCGCAGCGGCGCAATCCGTGTAAACGACAGTTTTCATCTTGGTATCTCCGCAAGAGCCAGAGGACGCGTTAAAGTTGGGGGCGATCTCCATGTCGGCGTCACTCGGCCGCAGGAGCACCAAGACCGCGCCATCCACTGACATGCTATAGTCAAGTAACCGAGAAACCCCAGCGCCGCAAATCACCGTGGTGTACTTTTCTCCTAAAATTTGCTCCTCTGGAACTCTGTCGAGGGAGCCCTCGCCGGAGATCGTCACGGTTTTTGTCTCCGCGTTGTAGCTCCAATATGTCCCGTTGCCAGCTCTTTTGAAACCATCCAACCCCTCCGGCACGTCCATCCCCTGCATATTGTAGGCGGGAGCGGACGCCTTGGCGTATCGGTATTCCGTACCCGCCCTTGCGTTGATGTAGAAATAGTTTTTACCGGTCGGGTCGACCGTGTATTTCATAACCTTTCCGTTTGGCTTTGTAAAACTGGCGCTGCCTGAGCCGATTTCCATTGCAATACCAATTTCCGCAAATGCGTTAATCAACAAAACGCCTTGTTCTTTAGCGGCTTCATCACTGGTATTGATTTTTTCGCATTCGTACCAGCCTTTTTCCGCGCAAAACGCGAGATTATCGTCCATCAGGCGGCAGAAGTTGTTGTATGCCTCCTCCGTCACGGTCACGGATTCGTCAAACAGCGCGCAAAAGAAGTTCTGCGTATAAATCCTGTCTTCGGCATTCTTCATGGAAAAATGCCGTTGGAGCCGCTTTATCAGCAGGTACTTGTACTGATTGGATGTGTAGCTCATACCCCGCCTCGCTTTCTTTGAATGCTGCCAAAGCGCTTGACCGCGTGGCGGAACTCGCCTATGGAAAAGTCCGGGAACAGTGTTTCGGTAAAATAAAGCTCTGAATAGGCGGACTGCCAAAGCAGGAAATTGGAGAGCCGCTGAAAGCCGCCCGTGCGGATGATGAGGTCCGGCTCCGGCAGGTTTTGATACAGCGCCGCCGTGATCTCATCCTCCGTCCGCGCGCCCTTGGCAACGGCGTCCACGATCTCCATCCGCCCGGAGTAGTTGCAGCACAGGTTCAGCGTCAGGCCGTCACAGTGGGCGGTCTCCCGCTGGATGCGCTCCATTTTTTCGATGCTCTCAGGCGGCACGCGCTTGTCCGTCCCGGAAATGAGGACGCGGATGTTGTTTTCCACAAATTCCCGATACCGTTCAAAATACCGGTTTGCCATGGAAAAGAGCGCGTCCACTTCCTCCTTGGGCCGGTTCCAGTTCTCCCACGAAAAGCAGTAGACGGACAGGGCCGGGATGCCCATGTCCACGCACCAGTGCATCATGTCCTCCACCTTGTTCAAGCCCTGCTCGTGCCCAATGGAGCGCTCCAAACCCCGCCGCTCTGCCCAGCGTCCGTTCCCGTCTGCTATCACCGCAACGTGGTTCAGCTCATTCATGATTTAGCCTCCTTCGTCGCCGGGAATACGATCGTGACTACGCCGCTATTCGCAGCATTGGTCACACCGGTCGCGCCAGAACGCTTGAAGAAGTTCTCCGGAATGCCGTCAAAAGTGAACCCTTCTTTTGGAGTCAGCGTGACAGTTGCGGTATAAACCGTAGACGCGGCGAATGTAGACGCCTCGGGAGACCACACGACCTTGCCGGTATAGTTCGAGTCTTCAAACGTCAGGACAGGATTCTTCCCGGTCTCGGGCGTTGTGACCTTCCACAGATCGTTATCCCATACCACTGCCGTACCGGTTTTCGGGAATACGGCGGTCACAACGCCGCTGTTTGCGGCATTGCTGACGCTTGTCGCACCCTCTACCGTGAAGAAGTTCGCCGCCACGCCGCTAAGGGTGTAGCCGACCCTCGGTGTCAGCGTGATGGTGGCGGTGTAGACAGTCTGCGGGCCAAATTTGCTGTCGATCAGGTCGGGCGACCATGTGATCGTACCAGTGAACTGCTCTCCATTGATGCCGTACACAGGTTTTTCTCCCGCGATGGGCGCGGGGATGCCCACAACGGCGGGCGCTGTCACCTTAACTCGCTCTACCTCCACAAGCCCGAAGATGGCAACGGTCAACTCGCGGCTCGGCGCGTTCACGGCGGGAATGGAAATCTCGGTGAATCCGGCCACGTTCTTTTCCTTGTCAGGCGCAGTGACGTTCGTGTTCGCGATGGTCAGCGCCGCCGCCACCACCGCCTGCGTGTTGGCAGTGGAGGAATCGGACGGCAGGCCCAGCTGTACGCCGTTCGCGCCGGGCTTATAGCCCACGGCTTTCAACTTGTAGGTCGTCCCCTGCACGTCAGGGTCCCAGCCGGTAAGCGTGAACGACACCGGCGTGCCGACCACATAAGTGGGGCCGCCCCCGCTCTGGATATTGCGCACCGCCTCAGCCATCCCCGCCGGGAAGCTCAGGGGCGCGGTCGTGCCGCCCTTCTCGCGGATAGCGTCGGCGACTGCCGTAATGCTTTCACTCTGTACCAGATATTCCGCCATCAGAACGAACCCCCTTCCGCCGTGGGCACGGTTTCCGCCACCCACTTTTTCTGTTCACTGCTCCACCGCAGAAACGCTCCATCCGGCGTTGTGTCCGGCTTATCCACCGGGTCGTAGATTGGCTTGTCGCCCGCAGAGTCGATGCGCTCTACAACGGTGCAGTCGGTCTCATAAATGATCGTTCCGATCATAATGTCCACCGGGAACACACCACTAAAGACATATGTTCCTGTCAGGGCGTATGTGGGCGTTCCGTCTTCAAGCGCACTCTGCGTGCCGAACATCTGGAGCGTCACCTTTTCCAACGCGCCATCCACGGACTTAAACATGACCGTCACATTCGCGCGGCGCTCGAGCGCGGCCTGCTTGATTCTTTCGCCTATGCTTTTGTCGTTGCCGAGACTGACGTTGCTTTTGAACAGATTATCGTGGCTCAGCGTAATCTTGTCCGAAAGGTCGAACTCTACCGCAGGCTGACCGCCGCCGACACCGGGCTCGCCCTTGTCGCCCTTGTCGCCCTTCTTGGCGATGAGCAGCCAGTATTCCGCACTCGGCGGAGAGATACCGGTGCATGGCTTGATGCAAAGATAGCTGCTGCCGCCGAGTGCGACCTTATTGCCGACGACATAGGCTTTGGAAGCGTCGTAGTTCTCCCACACGTTGCGCGCGTTCTCCGCGCTGATGCGCGACGCCTCGTTCGCCTGCCGCGTCGCCTCATTGCTTTGCCGCGTCTGCTCTGCTGCGACACGCGCCGCCTCCGCCTCTGCGCGATGCTCCTCCGTCGCGCCGTCCGCAACGACCGCAGGGATCAGCGTGTCGTTGAGGTAGCGCTTGATCGCCTCGCCGCCCTCGTCGAACTTGGCTTTCAGCTCCGCCGCGGTAAGCCCGCCTACGTCGTTTGGCTCATCGTCGAGCGCGGAGATGATCTTCATATCCTTGTTGAATTTTTCAAACGCCATCTTGACTTACTCCCTTCTCGGGACTTCGCCCGATTCGTTGATCTTCCGCTGCAAGTTTCCATACCCCGCGCCGCCGCGCACAGGGGGCGCGTAGCCGCTCGGGTCCATGGGAGAATCGCCCTGTCCGCCGCTGGGCGTGCCTCCCGGCATCATGCCGCGCTCCGCCGCCTCGGTGATAGCGATGAGCGTTTCTCGGTCGGTGATCTGACCGTTCGGCAGTCTGCGCAGATATTCGCTCGTGGGGATTTTCCCCTGCATCAGCAGGTTATCCAGCGTCTGCATGTTGGCGATCTCGCTCCAATAGCTCGACGCGCCCGCGTCAAGATCGATGCTGCACGGAATGCTGCGGATGGTCGTGAAGTCGAAGGGCACGGAAATCTTTTCTCCGATCTCGCGTACCTCCACCTCGACCGTGCGCGTACCGTAGTATTCGCTCTCGAACTCCATGAAGATACGCCCGAGCTGTTCAATGCACTGCAAAAGGGTCTGCTTTGTCAGCTCCATCGGCGTCGCGGCGGCACGCTGCAAGGCGATGATGGCACTCGTGTTGTCCGGGCGCGTGTCGCCCAGCGCCACGTCCGACGCGCCAAGGAATTTCTGTGTGTAGCCAATGGCCACGTCGATAAACTGCGAGATTTGCGGTGAAATGCTCGCGGGGTCAATGATCTTTGCAACGCCGTCCACGCTGCCGTTGACGCCGATCGCCGCGCCGACCTTGCTGCTCCACTTGTTGACCTTCGTGCGGTCGTATACGATCTTCGGATAAGCCAGCGTCATGAGCGAGATCATCGACATGGCAAAGAGCTTGTTGACGAAAATCTGGTTTGGGATCAGCCCTGTGATCATCGCCTGTCCGTGATAGCAGTCCTGCACGTAGTCCCAGTTCATCCACACGATGGGGTATAGGGGAATGCCCAAATCCCACTCCTTGCGGATCTCCGCGTCGCCGCGCGTGCACTCGTAGCAGTGGATCGTGCCGCTCTTCTTGTCGCGCCACAGGCGGAGGATCACAGTGACCTTATTTCCGCCAAGCTGGTCGATCTCAATGTTGCTGCCCTCGCGGTCGTCTTCCGTGATGTTGTCGACGTCCGACGCGCTCGCGCCCCATTCGCGGGCGTAGTCCTTGCACTCGCTTACGAGCATGCGTCGCTCGATGAGGATATATGGCTGCGTCTGCACGTCGCGGCTGTTGGGGTTGCCAAAGTGCACCTGCGTGTTTTGCAGCACCTCCACGCCGATAGCGCCCTTGGCCTGCTGTCCGGTCTCCACGCTGCTGTCCCAGTAGGCGAACAGGCAGCCGTCGCCGTCCACCGCCGCGTTGCGGCAGAATTCGCGGATCTTGCCGCCCATCTGGTTTCTCTCGAAAATGGCGGCAAACTGGTCGTTTAAGATATCGCTGTATAGCTCGAGCACCCTCGTCGATGCTCTCCCGCCGCTCGGCAGCGACTTTGCGTGCAGCTTGAGGTTATCGGTCGACACGTTGGCGACGGAGAACAGCACCACGCGCTTTAAGAAGTTAAAAACCGGTGTCGGGAGCCCGTTGCTGCGCACGCCCTCCCACTGCTTGCCGATGAAGAAATTCTCATTCGTCTGCACCGTGTCGTACAGGTTGATGCCGGTATTGAACTGTACGCCAGCATCGTATTCCGCCGCCACGCGCTGCGGGGTCATTTTTCGATTTGTCATTCGTGATTCCTCACTTTACATTGCCCGCGTAGCGCAGCCGGATGTCCGTTTCAATGACCGTCGCCGTCGCGCTCGCAGAATTGCTTTTGAAGATCAGGCGGTAGAACGTCGCCTTTTTCACCTTCATTTTCACTTTCTTCACCTGCGGCTTTCGGTTCGTCGCGAAAGAGAAGTGATTGAAGTCCACATGCAGAAACGTCGCAAGGCTGTATGCGACGGTCTTCTCGGGATAGTCGCTCCTGCGGTTCGTCTCCACCGTCACCTTGATGCGGGCATTGGACGCGGGCTGCATGGCCACAAAGATCATGGGGCTGTATTTCAGCAGCCAGTCCTTGTCGAAGTCCATCGCGCCCGTCGCCGCGTAGCAGTCGATCGGCGCGCCGTTGTCACTGCGGTACTTCTGCGAAAATTCCACGACCGCCCCATCGTCCGAAAAGCCGATCACCGTTCCTTCGTACTCAACGATGCGCGAGAAGGGGAGACCGTCATACAGATACCAGCTGTCATTCGCGTAGTTCAGGATGAGCGCCCGCGTTCCGTGCAGAAACCAGAATTCGTGGTCTGCCTTGATGTTCGCCGTCAGGACTTTCTTTAGGTCAAAGCCCTTGAGCGTCGAGGCGACGCGGTCGCTGATGCGCTTTGCGTTGTTCTCGTTGTTCGAGATATAGCTTGCGTAGCTGCTGCCGCTACGCCACTGGTAGACGCTGCCCGCGTCCATCGTCAGCGGGTTATTCTCAAGCAGCCTTACCTGACCCGGCGCCTCGTTGCCGAACTGCCGGTTCACCGGCTGAACGTAGAACGCCGCCGTGCTTCCTCCGTCCGCAAGCCCGATCTCGCCCTGCAAGATCGCCCACGCGCTGTCTGTCTTGAACGCCATGAGCCGCGAGTAGTGACGCACCAGCGCCGTGAGCGGGGTATTGCTCTCGCCGACCGTCAGCTCGTAGAGGTCGGGGAAGTATTCCGCGCTCGCCCTGCCGGTCGCAAACGGAACGCCCGAGTAAACGGCGCGGTTCGTGCCGTCGCCGTAGAGGAACACGCGGGTATCCGTCGCGCCGTTGAAAAGCTCGCTGTATTTCATGCCGGTCACTTCGCTGCGCGCACCGTCGCCCTTGCGGTATTCGATCTCCACAGTGTTCGTCCCTGCGGCGGGGGCGGCGGTAAACGTCACTGTCCCGTTTTCAAGGTCCATGGTGCAGTTCGTCACCGGCTCGCCGCCGGATTTGACGCTGCTGACCTCGTTGATGCCCTTTTCCGGCAGCTGGAACACCGTCGCCGTCCCGTCGGGGGAGAACTGAACGCGCCGCTTGCCGGTCAGCCGGTTCACGGTTTCAACGAGCGTGCCCTCGCCCTTGGGCGTCGTTGCCGTCTGGATGAGCGGCACATAGCCCTCGACCGTCGCAAACGCTGTGTCCGTTCCGCCGTCCCAGCTCTTGTACTCGCCGCCGCCGAGCAGATACACCTTGCCGCCGAATCCGAAGAAGGATACTTCGCCCATCGGCGCGCTGCCCTTATCCTTCGCCGCGCTGTTTTTTGTGTCGATGTCCCAAATGTGCCCGCCGAAGGATGCGAGAATGTGCTCAGAAGCCCCCGCAATGCCGCGCCACACGCCGTATACGCGCGTTTCCGCACCGTCCTGCGTGTTTCCCTGCCCGAGAGATGAGAGCGCGTCAGCAAGGCTTAGAATCGTTTTCGAGCCGGGTCTGATCTGCAAGTGCTTATCCTGCGTGATACGGAAGTTCCGCATTTCCGCCATCTCGCCGACCTTCAGCGTCGTATCGCCGTCCGGGTTCTCGTTCAGTCCGAGAAACGCCTGAATTTTCAAAATGCTGGAATTGTCTGTTCCCTTGATCTGTGCCAAGCCTTACTCACCTCCGAATGTCAGGTAGCTCAAATCCATTTCGCCGCCGGTCATCTCTTCGTCGTAGTCGGCGTTCGCCTCTCCGGGCATCGGCTCGTCTGCCGTCTCCGGGAGCTGCGCGCCCAGTGTGCGCGTGATGCAGAAGTAGCGCAGCGCGTCGTTGATGTGCGTGATGTTATGCGGCTCTGTCGCGCAGTCGCTCGGGTTCTTCTCGTCGTGCTGGATGAGCATGATATTTCGGATCAGCGCGCGGCAGTCGCTCGTCACCAGAAGTCCCGGGCGGTCTTTCTCGCCGCGCAGCGGCTTGAGCATTTCCTTTTCCGCCGCCCAGCCCTGCACGCGGTTGTTGCTCGCGCGCAGAAGTCCGACGCCGTTTTGCGCGAACAGCTCGGCCATGTTCTTACCGCTGTCCTTCTGCCGGTTCCACATATCCGGCGGCGCGATGGTAAACTCAATGCGTTCCTCCGGCGGCGTCATCGAAAGCGCCAGTGCCGCCGCCTCGGAGACGATCAGCCCGCTTTGCTGTACCTCGCGATAGACGTAGCAGCGTCCCTCAAAGTCCACCGCGATCCAGAGACACGCGAACATGTCAAGGCCGTAGTCGAACGCGCGGTACTTTTTCCACTCGCCCGGGATGCGGGCAAACGGTTCGATAACGTGTGTTTCCTTGCGGAACTCGTGGAAGAACGTGCCCGCCAGCGCGTCCCAGTCGCCGTAGCGCCACGCGCGCCGCACGTCCTCGGGCAGAAGATCAAGCATCTGCTTGTACTCCGGCGACGCTTCCAACAGCTGCGGGTTATCGTCCACCGTCGCATGGATGAACGTGTAGTCCTTCTCCTTTTCGCCGTCCTGATACTCCCGGTCGATGAAGAGGCGCTTGACCCATGCGTGCCCGATGCCGCCGGGGTTGCAGGTGAGATACATCCGGCGCGGGATCTTCGTCGCACCGCGCAGGCACGCGCCGAGCGTTCTGAACTGCTCTTCGGTGAACTGCGTCGCCTCGTCGATGAAGATCCAGTCGTATTCCTGACCCTGATACTCCACGTCGTCGCCGCTGCCGTAGTGTCCGAATTTGATGATCGCGCCGTTGTAAAAGGTGAACATGTGCATTCCGCCGTTATAGGTTGCGAGCTCAGCGGGGATCATTTTTCGCATGGGGATGATAATGCCCTGCTCCAGCTCGGGATACTCGCGTCGGACGATCAGAATGCGGATATCGGGATAGGTCAGCGCACCGCCTAGCGCCTTGATGCGCAGCACGTGCGACTTACCGCCGCCTCGTGCGCCGCCGTAGCCGACATAGCGGCTGCGCGCCTGACAGAATTGCTTCTGCTTGGGGTTCAGCTCGCCAAAGTCGACGGTCGGCAATTTTTGCTTGTAATAAGGCGCTGCCATGCGTTCAACTCTCCTGATATCCTGTAATTTACAAAAAAGCGGCCAGAGGGGTTAGCTCTGGCCGCTTTGGTTGGCGGCTTCCGAGTGGTTTACTCGTAGTCCTTGGTGGATTCGATGCCGACGCAGCCGTCCTTGGTACCGACGGCGCGCATCGTCTGGCCCTCCGCCAGAGTGACGGCGGCGCTGTAGGTCTCCGCAGTGCTGGAATAGCGCGGGTCAGTGCCGTCCAGCGTGTAGCGGAACGTCACGCCGGTCGCGGCGGTGATGCTCGCGGCGTGGCTGGTCACGCTGATCGAGGGCGCATCCAGCACGGCGGACTTTGCGCCCGCAACGCCGATACCGACGTTCTTGCTGCCGATGACAAACGCATCGTAGTAGACAAGGCCCTGCACCACGGGACCGCTGTAGCCGACGCTCTTCTTGATGACGTCGTACTGCGTGAGCTTCACGGGGTCGGCGGAAGTGCCCTTCGCCTTGATCATGAAGTACACGCCGCTCGGCAGCCAGCTCGACGGGACGGGAACGACGTTCATGCCGTCGAACGTGCCGACGCTGCCGTCCTTGACGGCCTTCGTGCCCATGCCCTCAAGGCCGACGATGGCGTCCGCCTGCTTAAGCAGGACAAAGTAGGTCGTGGAGATGTAGAGCGTCAGTCCGGTGTCGGGGACGAGGTTGTCGCCCATCTTGCCCTTGAGGTCCATGATATCGCCGACGATCGTGCTCTTGGTGGGAGGCGCGGTCATCTGCTTGAGCGTCGCAGCGCCCATGACCCACTTCTTGAGGCGGTACTTGTCCATCATCGGGACGACGCGCTCGTCGATCTCCATGCGCAGGAACTTGCCCGCGGCGGTCTCCACGGCGATATCGCTGCCGTCCAGCGCCTCAAGATGCTTGGTGAAGGCTTTCGCCTGCGTGCAAAGCATCTCCTGCGTGGTGTACTCAAGGTCGGTCACGTCGCCGTAACGCTTGCCGCCGCGCTGATAGTCCGTCAGTTCAGCGGGGACCATGGAGTAGATTTTCACGCTCTTTGCGCCGGTGAATTCGTATTCGTGACCGGCTGCACGGTTGGTCTTGGATGCGAGCTTAAAGCGATTGGCAATTTTGCTCGCATATTTCACGGTATAATCGAGTGCCATTTTCTTTCCTCTCTTTCATTCGGGCAAAGAGGACGCCCTATCGGTCAGGAATCGAAACCGGCAAGGAACGGATCGACGTTCCTGCTGTCGTTTCCGGCGGACTTCATGCTGCCGGTCGACCGCTGCGCGTTCTTCTGCGCCTGCTGCACGGTTTTGACCGTCTCCTGCGCGGTTTTCACGCTGGCACGCGCCTGCTCCACGGCGTAGCGGGAATAGGCTGCCGTCAACGAAAGGCCGCTTTTGACCTCGGCCCACACGCTGTCAGGAATGATCTTGGGGTCCTTCTTCGCGTTGTCGTAGGCGTCAGGAAAGGCCCGCTGGAACTCAACAAGATCGCGGTTGATGCGCTCCTGTTCGGCACGCTTTGCGGCCTGCTGCTCCTGCTGCTGGGCTTCCTGCGCATGAATGCTCGCTTCGCGCTCTTCGAGATCGACGGCGCGGCGGGCTTCTTCTTCGCTCATGCCGCCCGCACGTTTTGCCTCGGTGCGGACTTGTCTCACGTAATCGGGAATGCTCATGCCGGCTGCGCGCGCAAACTCGCCGAACATCTCGATCACGGGCTTGGCCTCGTCGTACTTCCCGCGGATGCGGTCGTAGTCAAGGCCCTTCTGTGCGAGGGTGACCATTTCGGCCTCACCGACCGTGCGCTCACTGTCCAGATGGCGCAGCGTCCACGTTTTCGGCTCTGCCTGCTGCCCTTCGGGGGGCTGCTGGTCGGTATTTTCGGCAGCGTCAGCCTCCAGAGCCTCTCCCGATGCCCCGTTTTCCGTGCCCTCGGGAGAACCCTCACCGGCGTCTTCGCTGCCCGCGTCGGTCTCGCTGCCTACGCTTTCCTCCTGATCGTCCGCGTCCTGCCCGTCGGCAGAAACCTCGGTGTCAAGGCCGTCATCTTCGCCCCAGCCGTCAAGAAATGCGTCCTGCTGGTCGGCAGTCTCTTCCATGACTTCGGTGTTTTCGATGGATTCGTTCATGTGATGCTCCTTCCTCGGCTGGTCTGCCGTGGGAATGTATTTGCACCGGCGCTGGTCTGCACCGGCGTATGGATAAAAATAAAAAACGCCGAAACAGCACGGAAAACCGTGTGTCTCGGCGTTGAACGCTCTTGCTTGTTATGTACTTATTCGTCCGCGAGCTGCACCCCGTCAACGATGAGCGGGAAGCGCTCGGCCTTGCATTTGCTGCACCATACCGGCGTATTGCGCACGGTGCTGGTCTTCAGCACCCGCAGCAGCTTTTTGCGGCATTTGGGGCAGGTGTACCACCCGTTTATCACCATCGCGCAAACTCCCCGTACTCGATGCCGCCATACGGCAGTCCGTCTTCGATGCTCTCGAACGAGGAGGGAACTCCCTCACGCGCCTTGGCGAGGCGCTGCTCGTAGAGCTGCCAGAAAAAGTTTGCGAGCGTCGGATTTTCCTCGCTCAGCAGCTTTGCGGCAAGCCCGCAGGGGAGGACGCTGCGCACAATATACGGGTCCATCTTGATCTCGTCGGAGAAGCTCGTCAGATCGTCGAGCGCCGGACGTTTACCGTCCTCGCCAATGGCGAAAGTGTCGCTCGCGGGGTAGGCATCGTCGATCAGGGTGTTGAGAATGCCAATCGTCCGGACCTTGTATTCGGTCGTGTCGCTGTTGTCGGTACTGCCGGAGTTTTCATTCTGCGCGTCGATGAGGTACATGGCCTTGTCAAAAACGCCCTGAACGCTCAGATCAATGCTCATGTCCTCACTCCTTCGTCACTCTCGTTCAAATCCGGTCTTGCCGTTCACGGCGTACCGCATGATGTTCTCGAATCCCTCGTCGATGGGGTCGGGCGGCGGCTTCTGCATCTCCTGCTCCACGCGCTGCTCTGTGCGCTGCTCCTTGGTTTTGAAGAATTCACGGGCAAACAGCGCCGACGTCTCCGCGAGGATGACCGCAGCCATCACCAGCAGCACCGCAAGCATCGCCGTCATTCCTGTTCGCCCCTTTC